ATAGCAGGTAACGACACAGTAAATACAACAGCAACAATAAAACAAATAGATTTATAATGGACTTGGAATTAGATTTTAGCGACGAAATAAGGGCTAAATGGAGTATGAAGCGCAAGCGTAAGATTGATTGCGATAATCCCAAAGGTTTTAGTCAGAAGCAGTATTGTAAGCGTCAAGAGAGAGGTGGGGCATACAAAACAAAAGCAGATGAAAAAAGAACCCCCGAAAAAAGAAAAGATGGTACTAAGAGGCCCAAGTCAGAGCATTCTGATTTATATACAGATGAAGACCCAAAAGGTACAATAAAAGGGCTTGGATTTAAAGATGCTGAGACTGCTAAGAAAAGTGTTGCGATTATTGAGAAAGCAAAAAGGCCACATAAACATAAAGTGCAAGCTACTATGGCTATGGAGCAAAGGTCTAGATTTGCAGCTAAAAATGCTAAAGATCCTGAGAAAAAGAAAAAACTCTCTGCCGCGAATAAAATATATAAAGCTTATCTAGAAAAATTAAAAAAAAGGACAAAAGAGAAAAATAAATAGGTGTAAATACAATAAATGCCCCGAAAAAAATCGAGCCAATCTTCACCATTTGATTTTAGCTCTCAAATACACTCTATAAACTTTAAACAAAGAGAGTTTAAGTTTTCCAACAAGCAGCAACTATTATTAGAGGCAGTCTTAGATCCTGAGATGAAAATTATTTTTGTTTCAGGACCAGCGGGATCTAGTAAGACTTACATGTCAGTTTATGGCTGTTTACAGATTATGTCTAAAGATTTTAGTAAAGATCTGCTTTACATAAGAAGTATCGCTGAAAGTGCTGACAAAGGATTAGGTAGTTTGCCTGGAGATATATCTGATAAGTTTGACCCATTTTTAATGCCTCTTTATGATAAGCTAGACGAAATGGTTCATGAAGGTGATACAGCCTACATGAAGAAAATAGAGCGTATATCAGCAGTACCAATCAACTTTTTAAGAGGGGCAAATTGGAATAATAAGCTTATTGTGGCAGACGAAGCTCAGAACTTTACATTTAAAGAATTAACAACTCTGATTACTAGAATAGGTGAAAATACAAAGTTAATTATATGCGGCGATTTTATGCAAAGCGACATAAATGATAGAAGTGGGTTCAGGGAAATGTTTGATTTGTTTGATTCTGAAGAATCTAAAGAACATGGAATCACTTCATTCAAGTTCAACAACAGAGATATTGTTAGAAGTAAAATTTTAAAATATATTGTATCTAAGATAGAAAAACATAAAAAATAATAATATTATTATATAACAAGGCAACCGTCTAAGCGACAGCGGCCAACAGCTTTTTATAAAAAGAGACAATGATCTTGTTACTTAAATATAATAAAAATAGAAAAAAAGTCATTTTTAATTATATATTATATAGCTTATGAGCCATTTTTTTTGTCATAGTTGTGGATTTAAAATAGAGTATTCTCGTGTTAAGCCAAATTTTTGTTCTAAGTGCGGCCAACAGTTAGGAGTAAGTACAGCTTCTAATACTAACACTTTAAGTGACCCTGTTTTAGATGATTTAGATTTAAAAGATGATGAAACAAGATCTGAATCAGTTCCTAACATATCAAAGATACAAGTAGAATACTCACTTGAAGGATTTAAGACTCATACTTTGGGTTCATTAGCAGGAGAGCCACCAAATGTGGGTGGCAGAAAACCCCGTTCAAAGTCTGTTAATGAATTCCTTGATGAAAAAAGATCCGAAAAAGAGAACATATGAGGAATGCCATGAAATAATCGACCAAGCCATTCTAAAACAAAAATACAAGTGGAGATTGAATGCTATTAAATGGTTTGATTTTGAGGACGTACAACAAATTATAAAGAGTCATATAGCTAAGAAGTGGGACATGTGGGATCAGTCTCGCCCGCTTGAACCTTGGATTGGTAGGATTATATCAAATCAAATAAGGAACTTGCTGAGAAATCATTATGGTAATTATACTAATCCTTGTAAATCTATGCATTTACCAAATCATAATCCCTTGAGGTGTCAGGTTTGTTGTAAATGGGCCAAAACTAAAAAAGTAGGCTTACAAATCAAGATACCTTTATCAACAGAGGATTACTCCAAGGAAATACAAAACAGAAAGTATGATAATTTTAATTTTAAAGACTCAATAGAAAAGCTTGATCATTTAATGAAGAAAAAATTAACCCCGATTCATTACAAAGCTTATCGGATGTTATACTTTGAGAAGAAAAGCGAACAAGATGTAGCTAAATACATGGGTTACAAAATATCCCCACAAAAAAATAAATTAGGTTATAGGCAAGTTAAAAATTTAAAAAAGAAATTTTTACAGACAGCCATAGATTTAATAAGACAAAACGATATTATTGACAATGGAACTATCTGAAGAGCAAAAAAAATTTATAGACGAGAATGCTAATAAAATCAAAAACTTAATTGATTTAACTAAGCAATGTTTTGAAGATGACACTCTAGATGGTAGATCTAAGCAGGGTCGTGCTGTTAGGAAGTATTTAGTTGAAAATTGTATTGATTACAAGACAACAGGCCGTGAATTAGTTGAAGCCATAGAACTAACACAACAACAAAAAGATTTTATACTAGAGCAAGCAGAGCAAGGCTTATCATCTTTAGAAATAGCTAAAATAATCTTTGCTGATAAGCAAGTTAAGCCTTTGTCAAACGAGCAAAGAACTGTATTGGCGTACATCAGGGAAATAAATCCTGACATAATGCCGTCACAAGACAGCGGCGCTCTACATTCATACATTTCACCGAAGTCTCCGAGCCGAATCATCAAAAAAATCAATGATGCAACTGGATTAGGTCTAGACGACTCAAAAATAAACAGACAAAAGCAAATATGTATTGAAAAGTTGGGCGTTAACTTAAGCAATTCCCGTTTTTTAAAAATAATTAATAATTATTTAAATGAAACAGATAGAGTTCTTTTTGAACATGAGTTCATAAGATTGACTTGGGATAAACCTGATTTAACTGCCGATGAGATAAATCTATATCTCAATGCATGTAAGGAAGTTATAAACCTTGAGGTTATTAGCAGTCATTTAAATAAACTTAATGACATGTTTGATATAGCTGACGATCAAACAGAAATGAGCGTCAGATTAGCTGAGATAATAAAAGCTAAATCACAAGAATACCATCAATGTGAGACTAGGATAGAAAATTTAACTAAAAAGCTTCAGGGTGACCGTGCTGAGCGAATGAAAAAATCTCAGAAAGAAAATGCGTCATTTCTTTCAATCGTACAACTCTTTCAAGAAGAAGAAGAGCGTAAAAATATGATTAGAATAGCAGAGATGCAAAAACTAGCTGTTAAAGAAGAATGCGAAAGGCTTGAGGGTATGGCTGAGTGGAAAGCTAGAATTTTAGGAATATCGCCAGAGGATGTCATTTAATTGTAGAGAGTGCGATCAAACTTTTGAGTCGTTGCGTAGTTTACACGCACACTTAAAAAAGCACGACATGTTTGTCGGTGATTACTACGTTAAACACTTTGCAAAAAAAGATAGGTTTACTAACGAGCTAATTCCTTATAAAAATTATTCACAATATTTTTCAAAAGATTTTATTAGCGCCGATAACATGAGACTTTGGTGCGAAACAGCACCAAAAAAAGAAGTAAAAGATTACATAGTAACTTCTTTTCAAAAAAAATTAAAAAATAAAAAACTATCAAAGATCCCTCCATCTACTTACCTAAAAAGTGGAAACATTCCAGATATAAATATTTGTAAAAAAATTTTTGGTTCTTTCAATGCCGCTTGCAAAAAAATTAAAATGTTTCCAATGTTGTCAGATGCTTTACCTGAAGATTTTGGTAATGACTACACTGATATTAAAATTTTTATAGATACTAGAGAACAAAACCCTTTGTCATTCAAAAAACAAGAATTTTTAAAACTTGATGTTGGTGATTATGCTGTAATGGGTGATGATTTTGATTATACCTTTGTAGATAGAAAGTCTTTTCAAGATTTTTGCGCTACAGTAACAATGGGTCATGATAGATTTTTAAATGAGATAGAGCGATGTAAATCTTTAGGTTGTTATTTGTTTGTAGTTATTGAAACAGCTTTTGATGACATGGAAGCAGAGAATAGCAAATCCTATAAAAAATTTAAATTAGATTATGTGTTTCATAAAATGCGTAACATACAAGCTGAGTATTCAAATCATTGTCAGTTTGTTTTTAGTGGGTCTAGAGATAAAAGTATATTATTGATTCCTAAAATATTAGTTTTAGGTAAAAAGCTTTGGGGTGTAGACTTAGAATATTTTTGGAGTAACCAATTAAAACAAAATGGCTTGGCAAACAGGACAACAGAAACTAGAGAGACCTTACGCAGGTATCAACCAACAATTAACCGCAAAAGAGGGATTTTTGGATGAGACTGAATCAAAAGTTCTTTTATATAAATTTTTAAGAGAGAACCCATCTTTCGCTACTGATTTATTTACGGGCGTAAAACTTTTCCCTTTTCAGCATATGGCTATAAAGGCGATGATGGAGTCTGATTACTTTTTGGGCATATGGAGCCGAGGAATGTCTAAAAGCTTCTCTACAGCAATTT